TGTTGGCTCGGCATTGTTAGATCTGTCTACGGTGCAGAAAATGGCCTCTGCAATAATCTGCGCCTGCGCCTGCGCCGTCATGCTTCCATCGTCAAACGTGTAGTTAAATTGCTCGGCAACATCTGTGCCAAAGTATGACTTGATTTCATCGCCAACGGCAATCAATCCGTCCATGCATTCTGTTGATAAATCCAAATCTCCAATCAGTGGATCACGCATGATGCGAATCATCGACTGAGTGCCGCTATTATTGGCTGTGAGTACAGTGTCAAACACGCCGTTCCCAAGGTATTTATACAGCATCTCGGTGGCGATAACCTTTAGCTGTGGCTGCTTGATTGACGTGGCCTGCACCGTGTTTTTTCTGCGAGTGTGAATGGTGGTTAAATCGCCATAATGCGGTGATTCGTCTTTAATCTGCCCGTACAAGTCTTTGTACGTTATCACATCAGTTACTTGTCCATCGAATTCAGTATCCTGGTTGCTTGACCTGCGCACCCGCACGCGCACAGCAGTAGGGTATGGCAAATCAGCGATTATACTCATTCCTACTTCTTCCTGAGTGTTATCTGACAGAGTTTTACTAACTGACGTGATAACACCTACAGGATTCAGCGAATCATCAAGGGCCTGCCATTGCAGTTGTGCTGTTGCCGATGCCGGTTTGCTTGAGTTGCCATTCGCTGGCTGCTTTAGCATGCCGCGGCGAGCAACTATGTTAGCCAATATGCGTGTTGGCTTTATTCTACTGATAACCATCCAATCGCTGTAGCCTGCCTCGTCAATATTTGATGGAGACATTAGCGCTGAGTTGTTTGAACTCATCGGCGCATATCCACCAGCAATCTGCGACCACTGAGCAAGATTTTCTGATACGTCAAAGCTGATTGATGTACCGCTGATAGACGTTACAGTGTAGGTGCCATCGAGCACCGCAGTATCGCTTTTCACGCTGGATAGAGTTACAGATTCACCAGCGATAAAAAGGTCATCGAATGCGAGCGTTCCGGTAGCGTCAATAATGCTACCTGTTGAGCCTGTAAGCTGGCAGTAAACTGTGACATCAATGAGTTTTAACTGATACTCGTTTGGTGCCTTTAGCTCAATACCATCAACAGATTGCACGCGATTGCCAATAAACAGCGGCTCATCAATCACATCACCAATAACTACTGTTGGCGTTCCACTGTTTGGGCTTGTGAATGGATCATAGATGTTGGCAGCGTTACCGCTTATCGTGCCGAATTGAGTATCACCTTCAGTAACACCGCTAGCTGGTGTGTAAACGTAGCTACGAGCGATGTAGTAATATCCGTATTGGTACTCTTTGTGATCGTCGCCGTACACTCTATACGATTGCATTAAATCGCTTGGGATTGACTGCACTGTGCCGCATATGTCATAGGCTCGTTGGTACGGCCTAGGCTTGTTAGTTCTGTCCGTAAGTGAATTGTTGGCGCTGGCAGTTTGCCCGTTTACGTCTGGAATTGCAGGCGTAGGGATAAGCGACCCAAGCACGTTGAATACTAACTTAAGCGGTGCCGTAACCAGGTTAAATACGCTGCTGCCGACAAGCTCAGTAATAGTAAACTCACCGTCACTCATCATTGCATCAACGTTTTCAGTTACGTCAATAGCGCCTTTCATGCAAACAAATGGCGTGCCATCTGAAATGTTGGCAACAACGAAGCTAGCCGGGCAATCGTACTCTGTAAAATCCTCGATTTCGAATCTGTCGCCTTCTACTCGGCGTTGGTAATGAATAAGTGCCATCAGTTCCAAAACTCCACAATGTCGCAGCGCTTGGTAAGCGCCGCTAGTGAGTCAAGTCTAACCTGTTTTGCATTGCGGTCACAGTGGCTTACATATCCATCGCAATAAATCCCGCTGTGCCAACCATCGTTATTATGCATCAGCACAGCACAGTAGTTTTGTGGTGTCTCAAGCTGCCACATAGCTTTTGTTTCTCGTCCAAGTTCAAATATTCCGTACTCACAATCAGGACTTACACAATCAAACTCTGGAGTTTTTAGTCCTGCATCTGCGCGCACCGCTCGAACATGGTGCCAGCAGTTGTAAGTGCGATACTCGTAAGCAATGCCAGCATACTTTGCCAATGGATTCATAGCAGCACCCCGCGCAGCAGTGAGCAGTTAGTAGGTGTAATTATTAACCCTGTGCCACGGCTATTGAGTTTAGGTGCTGATACTGTGGCGGAGAATCTCCCTTTGGCCTGATTAATGTCCTGCGTTTCGTAAGTTATTGGACCCAGCGCAGGGTATGACAAATCACTCAGCAAAAATCGGCGATAAGTAAACTCTGGCAATACATCACTATCTAGTGGAATATTGTCTAGCTCAGTATCAAGCACGTTGTCGACGTCAGCGATGGTAAATGATGCAGACTGATTCATGTCAGCATTTTGCGATGCCGATTTAATGTCGATGTTAGCAATATCAAAAGTCACCTCGACGCCGTTCTCAAGCATTGCTGTTAGCGGCACATTATCTCGCACTAGGTAATAGCGCTTGCTCATCATCGGATGGTAAATCTCAAGCGTTTCGCGCCACTCTTCACCTTCTACTGCGCTAGCCAGTTTGCGACGATACGCATCTACTACTGATTGCTGTGTCATAGTGGCTCCGGTAGATTATTGATAAAGTTTGGCGTAGTGACGTATTGCTCATACAGGTTAAGGAACTGCTGTAACCCATCTCCGTAGGCATCGTATAGGCCATAAATTGCGTCACCAAAATCCGACTGGTCTTGCACGCTGGTGCGCTCTGCCACGGCAGTGAATGTGATATTCCACCATTGGCCGTTTTGTGTTGTCTCGTTTACACTGCCATCTTGGATTTGCACTAAGTGTGGCTCAACACCATTGCCAGTATCATTGTCCATTAAAAACTTGTCAGCACCGTTGTTTATGCGCCGCAAAAACTCTTTAAACACGCGCCTTCCCATAGCATTAACAATCAGCACAACACTAATCGGTATCACGTCATAGTAAGTATCACGCGACTGACGAGATAGCCCACCTTGTGGATTAACGCTAAGGATATTACCACCAGTTCGGTGGCCGTAACCTTGCGTGACGATCGGTTTTAGACGTGATGGAAACTGAATATCGCTCATATTAGAACCCCGGCTGCCCGCGAGACGCTGCCCGCGCTTTAGCTATCTGTGAATCTTGAGTCAACATATCCTGGCTTACCACTTCGCGCACGATAATCCGCAATTGTCCGTCATCCATCTGCTGCTGCTCAACTTCATCAATGCGGCCAGTTGTCTGGTTAATAATGGTGATTGGCGCATTGCCACGGCTATCGTTTGCAGCGCCCATCATATCTCGCATCTGCTGAATGGTTTTCGCCCTGCTGTTACCTGATGGCACAATAACCTCAGCCTTTCCGCGCTCCGCCATTTGGTAAGCACTTCCTGCCGACATGTAACCTCCCTGTTCGCGAGCACTACGGATAGCGGCAACGTTTGCCATGCCTGCTGCAACCGCAGCGGCGGCAGCGATAGGGCCCATCACCCAACCGACAACTGGAATTGCAGATGCTGACTTATAAGCCTCGATTGCGCCAGTGTATGTTGCAATTGTTGCTTGAGCGATAGCGAACGCCTTGTAAGCTCCGCTAGCTTCACCTAGGGATGTTTTCATGTTGGCTGCCATCTTGCCAAACTCGTCACCAGTGGCTTTAGCGCGTTGCAGTCCGTAATCATCATTCAGATTTTTAACTTGGTTCTGATAGTCTTTCTCAGTAACCAAGCCCTTTTGCTTGTACTGTTTAAGAAGTTTTAGCTTTGCATCTTCCTGTTCGTTAATTCTGTCGAACTCTGTCTTTCCAATGCTACCAAAATACTCTTGGTACTCATTGCGCATCTGTAACTCTTTATCTAGCGCGTTTTGCTTAATCTCAAGTTTACGGTCTTCAGCTGCTGAATCTAGTGCGTAAATCGCATCTAAATATTGCTGCTCTGTAACTAATCCCTGCGCCTGATATTCGTTAAGCTTTTTCTGTTTCTCTTCGTTTTGCGCATCAACAAGCTGCAATTCGCTCATGTTGGATTGTTGGATTTGGAGCAAATAAGCGTCAACCTGATTTTTTTGCGATGCCAGCCTGCTTTCTGCTTGTTGCTGTTCAGTCTGTGCCTTGTTTAGATTGTAAATCTGCTCAGCTAGCTTAGCCGCTTCGTCACGCTCTTGCTGAGTAGCGTTTGCGCCCAATGCCTGAATTGCTG